AACCTATATGTTTGTTCTTGGTCTTTTTGAGATGAAACATTTATATTTATAACATATCCAGTTTTTCCTGCAGGTATAGTATATACCGCCATTAATGTTTGGCCATTTCCATCTGTTGCACCATTAGTAATTAATGCTCTTGTAGTAGATGTATCTTGATCTCGAATAGTAATAGTTCCTTCATTTCTTCCAGAACTTCCAGCAGTTACTACTCTTGCTCTAAAAATTCTTAGAAAAGATCCTGTTGTAGTAACAGCACTTGTACCATTCATAGTTACTGTTTCTGTTAATACATTCCAACTAGAATCTAAACCTTGTAGTTCAACTGTTCTTGCACCAGTTCCAGCTGATGTATCATCTGCGTCTGAGCTTAAAACTTCTAATTGGTCTGCTGCACTCATCCAAGGATAAGCATTAGAGCCTTCCCAAATACTTTCATAATTACCAGATCCAACAGTTGAGTTATATCCAAATTTACTTACATTAGAATAACCAGTAAAATCTCCTTTTGCTACTGCAAGATAAAAATCTATTTCAGCAGATGATGGAGTTGTTGATCCTGTTGTGTTAACATTATTACAACTCATTAGCATTTACTCCCAGCTAAAAACCAATTCATTCTTTCTACTTCTTGTTTTAACTCTTCTTGAAAAGAAGTGTTCAATTGATTTTTTATTGTCTCTAAAGCCTGTAACTTTTGTTGTTCATTATTGTAATCATGAGTGATACTTGGCTCAGGTATATATGCTGTTATTTTTGCCATATTAATATTGTATTATAAGATATAGTGTAATATATCATGTTTATGCATTTTTATAAAGAGGGCTTAAATATTTACTTTGTTCATATACCAAGAACAGGAGGTAGATATGTAAAAAAATTATTATTATCCAATCAATTTAAAAGTAATTTTGATTGCCCAGCAGAAATTTATTATAAAGGTATAGAACTTATGCACTTACATGAATCTCTATTAAATGATTTTAATATATATAAAAACTCAAAAAAATTCACCATCGTTAGAGATCCTTTATCTAGGTTTATAAGTGCCGCACGTATAGATTTAGATTTACACTTTTCTCTTAACTGGAAACTAGACACTGTTGATAATGTTTTAGATTATATAACTTTTCAAAAAAATGGTTTGGGTTCTTTTGGAAATAATTGGTTTAGACCTCAATGGGAATTTGTAAACGAAAATTGTTTAGTTTGGAGATTCGAAGATGGTTTCGGTGAAAATTTTAAAAATTTTTTATTAGATAAACTTAATATATCTTTATATAATTTAAATATTGATTGGAAAGATAACTTTAATAAAAATTTAAATTCTATTAATTTTAATATGGAAATAGTTAAAAAAGCAGTTTCGATAGCCTACAAGATTGATTACGATAAATTTTATCGTCTTCCATCTGGTTGAACATCTGCTCTAAAAGTTCCGTATCTCCAACTTTGACCAGAAGAGGTATTAGATATTTTTAAACTAGCTGCTCTTCCTCTTGCTCTAGTATCTATTTTTTGAGTAGATGAAGTTATAGAGAAAGGCCCTAAAGAAGAGGATACCGCTGTGTCCGAAGGATAATCTTTCAATAAAATAGTAATCGTTGCAGTTCCATCTAATCTTTGAAAATCTGGAATAAATCTTCTGATCTTAGTAAATGTTTCTCCGTCTCCGTCTTGATGTAATTGAAAGTCACCTGATTCAATAAACGATTGTATAGGTGTGGTTACTCCATCAGCAAGTTGATCTATTCCTGTTTCATGTGCCCAAAAAGTGGACGATCCACTAATATTAGTGACACCTTGAATAGTAGGAAAGTTAGGAACTCCTGTAGTATTAAAAGAACTTGCATAAGGATTATCATAAATATGAGCGTCATAATAAGTGGTTCTTGCTAAAGAACTAGTATACCAAACTCGATCTTGGTAATTATAAGTTACGCATCTATCAATTTCAGTCGCAGAGTTAGAAGGATAAAACCAATTAATTTCATTAAATAATGAATTGTGTCCTGCAAACACTAATCTTGCGGCATTATAATTAATTCCTAAATCACCTGGATTGTTAGTGGTAAACACAAAATCTTCTACTGTGCAAGGAAGTTTTTGAACCGTTCCATTAAAAGCATTAAATCCTCCATTGTCATCCATCCAATACACAACACCATCCACAAATACTAAAGCATGAGGGCCTACTAAACCACAATTAGATCCTACTTTTCTTATACTAAAAGTAAAAGGAGCTCCTACATATTGCATGGTATAAGCAGCAGTATCAGTTAATACTAAAATATAATCTTTTCCTTTTACTACCCCCATAATTTCTGTTCCATCATCTATTCTAAATGTTCCAGCTGTATTTACAGAAGTTGGTTGATAATCATTAAAGTTTTCTTGATCGGAAAATCTAATAAACATTTTGTCTTGTGTAGATGGATTGCCAATCGTTGTTTCTGTTCCTAAGTGAATAAAATGTCTATCTTGATCAGATACAATACTAACAACCGTTTTAGTAGGAGCGTTAGTCATAACGGTTGCTCTAGTTTGAAGAGCATTAATATTGGCATTAATTGGTTGCCATGTAAAAGTTCTTCCGTTTAAAATAGTTGCAGTTAATATTTGTCCATAATTATCTAAAGACCAATCTGCTGGATCTAAAGTAACAGAAGAAGATAAAGATGCTTCTCCCCATGAAGTAAAAGCCTCTACTCCTACTCCATTAGAATGAACCGCTGCGGTAGTTCCATTTATTCCTCTAGTGCAACCTGTTAAGTCATTACTAGATATTCCTGTATAACTAATTAATTCATTATCTATTTTAATAAAACCTACAGAAGGAAAACCAGTTGTGCTTGTTAATGTAATGGTAGTAACCACCGCATCGATCGCTCCGTTTAATGTAGTAGTAACCCCAGTAGCTCCTCCCCATCTTCCTGTTCCAAAACCATATCCATAGGTTTGACCAACAGGGCCTACTGTTACATATCTATTAATAGTACATGCACCGCTACCGCTGTTGTTAGCTGTGGCATTAGTCGCCATGGTTACTGTAAACGTATTAATCGTAGCATTAGTTACTTCAAAAGTTTGATCTTCAAAATTAGCGGTGGTATATCCTGCTCCTGTTGGAGGTGTTACGGAAGTAAATGTAAATAAATCGCCAGTAGATAAATTATGTCCTGTTAAATTAACAGTGACTAAAGCGGAACCAGAAGTAGTATCAAAAGTTCCTCCTGATTGAGGAGATTCCACTGGGGTAATATCATAAAAAGATTCTTCGTAATAAATAAAAAGACCTCTTTGCGTGCCTAACGCAACATACCTCCTACCATTTAAATCTGTCCATTGATGTTGAGCACGGATGGCTCCTACTATAGTATTAGTAGTTAATTTTTCCCATCCACCTATTTTTTCTGGTAGCCCATAACGAAAACGAACAAAATCACCATTTACATATTGCCCTTCAGCAGCTGTATCGGTTATTTGTTTATTAAAGCCTGGTCTTATATTTATTAAACTTAATGGCATAAGGCATTATACCTTATTATTCTTTATAGTAAAACAACGCTGTCCTCGTTTTATTGCGTTTTTGTTAGTATTGTAGTAAAAAACAGCTATGAACAAATACATTAAATGTATTACTTATTTAATAGAGAAAAAAACAAATCTTACAAACCATTCAAAATCAAACCTATTTAACCATTTAATAGGAACCTACAATATTTTAAGAAAATGGGAATGTCATGAAGATATTTGTTTTGCTGGATTATTTCATTCTATTTATGGAAATGATTTTTTTACAGTTAAAACAGAAACAGATAGATCTATAATTAAAAATTTAATAGGAGAAAAAGCAGAAGAGTTAGTCTATATTTTTAATAAAAATAGACAGGAAAACAAAGAAGTTTCAATTATTTCTTTTGCTAATACATTGGAACAAGACATGTTTTGTGTTTTAGATAATGTCTATGATAAAAAGGATATGGATGATTTTTATTTTTATTTTAGGGATAAAGTCCAATGGAGATTTATAGGGGCTGGAAAAGATGAGACTAAATGGAGAAAATTTAATTATTATTTAAATTTTAAAAATAAAATTGAAAATAAATTAAAAACAATATCTGAAAGTATTTTAAAAGATTTAAACATATATGATTTTTTAAACGAACAAAGAGTATATGCTAGTGCAAATCCTTTTGGAACAGTGCATGAGGTGCACACAGATTATGGAGATGAAACAGCCAAAGGTATTACAGTCATGTTTTATTTAAATAATAGTTGGAAAGTAGATTACGGCGGAGAGACTGTTTTTTTTAATCAATCTCAAAATGAAATTATTAAAAGTATAATTCCTAAACCAACTAGAATAATAGTATTTGACGGAGGATATCCTCACTGCGCTAGAGACGTAAGAAGAGACGTTAATGATTTAAGAATGGTTTTAACCTTTAAATATAAAATAAATATAAAATAAAAAATGAAATTATTTATTCATATTCCTAAAAACGGTGGAATATCTATTAAAGCTATTTTAGAAGAAAAATATTCATATCCTTTTGGCGGTCATTTTACTTGTCAACAAATGAAAGCAAAAGCAATTTTAAATAATTTTATATACAAAGAAATTTTTTCTACTTGTAGAAATCCTTTTTCTAGAATGGTAAGTGTTTATTTTTTTCTTCAACAAAAAATGAAATTCTATTCACATTGTTTTAATAATAATTTGGATTTAACTATTCCATTTAAAAATTATAGTTTTCGTCATTTTATTGAATTTTTTTTAAAGCAAGATAACTGTAATTTTCGTTATATGAATACGTATATGTTTCTTCCACAGTGCACTTGGTTAGATACTTCCGATAATGTAACTATATTCAAAATAGAAGAAATAGAAGAAATAGAAAAATATTTAAATGTAAAAATGCCTCATTATAATAAACAAACATATGAAAAATCATGGAGAGATGTATATGATGACAGCAGTAAAAAAATAGTCTACACTCATTATGAAAAAGATTTTGAAAAATTTAAATATTTAAAAACATGATAGAATTTACACAAAACGATAAATTTATATCAGAAAAAACGATTGGCTCTCTTTCTATTACTTATCCAAGAACAGTTAGACTACTTTTTGGAAATTATACTAAACAACATATACTTCATAATTTAAAATTAAAAATTAAAAATAATTTATCTAAAGAAACTTCTAACCATACTTATGTACGTGGGGGAATGACAGATTGGGATTTTTTTATTAAGGATGTTGATTTTAGTGTATTTTTTACTGATATAATGGATTCACGCAAACATATATTGTCCTCAGAATACATATTAAGTAAAGAGGTAAAAGTAATTGACGCATGGGGAAATTGTTTAAAAAAAGGAGACCATGTAGCGTTACATAATCATAATACATTACATGGAATATTGTATTTAACCGAAGGGTGTCCTTTAGTTTTTCCAGAGCTAGAAATAAAATTTACACCTAAACCAGGTGATTGGATTATATCTCCTCCAGAGTTACTTCACGGAACAGATCTTATAGATTCTGAAAAAGAAAGAATAAACGTAGTGTTTAATTTTACATTTTTTGATTCTTTTAGAAGAATAAATGAAAAACTTAAGTCGGAAACATTAACCTAAAAGTCTGTACTTACCACTTAACCAAGAAGTTATTATATATTTTTCATGTTTCAATGGAGGATTTCCTCTGTGCACATAAGGAAAAAAAGCTGGCCAAATAACTATTCTTCCTTTAATTGGTTGTACTCTTACACTTTGATATAAAAATTCTGTTTCTCCACCTTCCTCTACATCATTTAAATAAATAGAAAAAGCAATCACCCTTTTTAATAATTCTAAATTATCACTCGCTTCCACATGCCATACATGATAACCACCTCCTGGAGATGTTTTTTGAATTTTCATAGAATTAAATTCTAAATCCTCATAATTTAAATAATCTTTTAAAGGCACTCTGTCTAAATAAGTTTTAACTGCAAACATTAAGTTTTCTACCAATCCTGGTATTTCTTGTAGCCAGCCATCATTTTCTTTAAAGTGTAATAATACTGAAGTGTCTTTTTTAAACTTTTCTGTGACTCCTTGGGATAATCTATCATAAGAATTTTTTTGTTTTTCTTCTTTTT